TCTTTTTTGCTGCCATTGTTTTCTACTCCTTTACTTTGAAATTTATTTCCAACCATTTTCTAACCCTGATTGTGTTACCAACCGGGTGAACTGGTTTGGTTGCGACTTGATCAGAAGAATAAGGTTCTTGAATTTCTCAAAATCCTTTGGATATACAATCACTGCAATGCAGTTTGAACTATCCATTTGTTTCAACTTCTGCTTTTGTAAATCTGATGGTCTACCGTCAGGTGCTTTCAGTTCTGCTTCAATGCTGATACTGTTCACTACAATGTGCATATCCGGCATACCTGATTTCACATACTTACCACCACCCCAACGTTTTTCCCAATATCCGCAAGGGGTTATTGTGATTTTCTGTTGTGGTGTACCAAGTGGGTATATGCCTTCTGATTCCAACCATTTTTTCAACTTTTCTTCAAAGTTCTTTTCCGCTGCCACTTACTTCACCACCTTCTTCTTACGTTTTCTTTTACACAATCCTGTGTCCCATGCGTGCTGAATATTTTCAGCCTGTGTGACCCATTCAAGTTGTGATGCTCTGCAATCGTGCTTTTTACCCCGCTTGTGGTTCACAATGTTTTTTGTTTCAGGGTCAGGGTTTGGGACGTGTGCAACTGCAACTAATATGTGAAGTCTGCAATTTTCACCGTCCAATTTCACCCGCAAATAACCACTTCCATCATCATCATACGGTGCAAGTATGTTACCTGTTCGGATGTTTCTGATCTGTCCCATTCTGCTGACCTCATAATTTGGATGACCATCAACAACTTCCCATTTCTTACCCAAGTCAATCACCGCCCAACTGTTCATTGAACTGTGCCTGATAGTTCAGAATCTTTTCTGTGTAGTTTGTGGAATAAATACCCTTTTCCCATAACCGGGCAGCACCATCTTCACCCATGTTGTACGCCATCAAGACCATATTGGTATCTTGATACCGTTCATATAACTTTCTAAGTACAAACACCCCCACCCTGATGTTTTGGTATGGGTCGGTGAAATCTGTAACCCCAAGGGTATCAGTCAACCACTGGTGATTCATTTCATTGATCTGCATATAACCATAATCATGTGTTGCACTGACAACTGACGGGTCAAAACTGCTTTCATTCTGTATCAGTGCCATGACAAGGGTAAAATCAATGTTGTACCCAGTACAAAGGTAATATGTAAATTCTTGTTGTTCTTCCGGCATCTTGCAGTCAAGCGGTGTGAAATCTAAGTCACCCGCACCCCAGTCAAGGGAAATTTCCTGTGTGAAAGTTCTGTCATCATACGCCCCATATACAAGGGTTTTAGTGCTTGACCGTTCAAGTGTCTGTTCTTCTGTTTTCTGCTTGTCCTTGGTGGTTATATGAGTTTTCAGGGCATATCCTGACACATTACCAATCACCAAACCAACGACAAGTGCAACACCAATCAGAATCAAGACCCTTTTGACCATTGCCGACTTTCTCATGCTCTTTGAATAGTTCAATTTTCATCACCCCTTTCCGTGATTTTTAAATAAATGATTCCGGGAATTATCAGAATCGCACCAATGAACGCCATGATTCCAAATATCCAGTTAAGTATCTTTGAAAAGTTCATCTGTCAATTCCTTCCCTTCTTTTAATGCTGCAAGGTTCTTTTCTTCAACTGTACCTTTCACCAGTAAGTAATAGTAAAAGCACGGTTTGGCTTGTCCTATGCGGTGAATACGCTTTTTTGACTGTTCCCACATATCACATGACCCTTTGCCAAGTGGCAGTGTGTAATATATGATTTTGTTTGCTTTCTGATAGTTGCCACCCATTGCACCCGCCTGATACTGAATGAATGTGATTGAATCATCTGCATTTTCGTATGCCGTCAGGTCTTTCTTCTGACCGTTCACAACTGAATAGGGTCTGTTCAGATCATTCAGCACCCGTTGCATTGCATCCAGTTCGGCAGTGAAATTGTAAAACACGATCAGTCTATCTTCCGTTGATTCAACCAAGTCCCGCAAACCTTGCAATTTTTCCTTGTGATATTGCCCGCATAACTGCCGGGCATATAACATTTTTGTCAGGCTGTTATCACCGACCAGTTCAACACACGGGTTTTCATTCTCACTGTCTGAATCATCAAACTTGCAGTAATTCAGCATATCAAACAACAGGTAACTGTTCTTGGTAAAATACTTGTACGCCTGTGTGGACTTAAAGAATATTTTCTGTTCAGTCTGTTCAGGAAGTTCAAGGACTTCACTTGTTTTCATAAAGATGCAGCCATAACTTGCAAGTTTCTTTTTCAGATGTTCCGTGTGCTTGTACCCGGTGATAACCTCACGCTTGAATCCGTCCCCGTTCTCAACCCATTCTGTCACAACATAACTGTTGTAAAAGGCTTTCTTTGTGATGTTCCACCCTAACAACTGAACCTGTGACCACAACCGTTCATATTTCCCGGCTGTCGGTGTTCCTGATAACAAGATCACACTTTCCGGCTGCATTTTCAGAATGAACTTTGACCGTTTTGCTGTTTCATTGGTTATCAGTGAACTTTCATCAAGCATTAGTGTGAAATCTTTGAGTTTCAGCAACCAATCCCGCCGGAAAGCAGTTTCATAGTTGATAACGCCTATAATCTGAACATCCTTGTTGTATAATTCTTTGGTATCAACAAGTGTCTTGAAATTGATTGCTTCACTTTTCTTGGTCAGGTTCATCACACGGTCACTTGGGTAATATTCTTTGAAGTGCTGAATCCAGTCATCTATCTTGGATTTCTGACAGATGACCACATTCACCGCATTGTTCAGCAAATACATTTTTTCAGCACCCACAAAGGTCTTACCCAGTCCCATATCAAGATAATAAGCACAACGGTTGAACTGTTCAGTTCTGTTCAGTGCATCTTCCTGATGGGGCATAAAGTGCAGATCATTCATCTACCCTGACACCCGTACACTGGAAGAATATTTCAGCATCAAAGTTTGGTATTGCCTTGATGATTTCCTTTCTACGGTCTGACAGAAGTGCATACCGTGACCGCAAACATCAAGTTCCCCTTCTTCCTCAAATTTTCCGGGGCAAGTGTACTGTTTAGTGTTGCCATTAGGTGAACAAGTCCAATCAGGTCTGAACACTTTGAACCCATGCACTACATTCTGAACGGTATTGTTATTTTCCATTTTCCTATTCCTCACTTTCTAAAAATGCAACAGCCTTGTCATAGTTGCGTTCTATCATTCTAAGTTCATCTTTTCCACGTTCTTCTGAATCACATATTGAACGGTAAATTTCATCATTTCTTAATGCTGTGACCTCATTGGTTATCAGATCAGTGATGACCTGTGGTTCAAGTGCATCCAGTTCCCAAGATTCATTGCCGTATTCATCAATATACTTTGATGCTCTACTGTCAGTGATCTTTGCCGGGTTAGGTGGCGGGTTATATGTACCGATCTGATTCATGGTCAGTGCTACACGCTTCACATACACATCAGCACCAAACATCTGTAATCGTTCCTGAATATCCCTTGTCATATCAATACCGCTTGGGTCATGGTCACCTAAGTGAATAATCACCCTGTTATCACGGTAATCTTGACTAATGAAACGCTGTGCTGCTGACCACATTTCTGACTGTGAAGTGTAACCCCTACATGAAAAATACGGCGTGTCAAGCGGTGTGCAAGCCTGTCCCACAATATCAACTAAGGCATCCTTTTCAACCCATACTTCAACGTAATTCGGTTGACCGTCCCACTTATTCAGCAAATAACTGTATCTTGCGGATGCGATCACATCAGCCGGATTGTCCCAATGACCATTTTTTCTAAGGTTACGGGTTCTGTCTGTGATACTGTACCAGTCAATCAACCCGGCAAGTCTACCGTCATTGATAAGATTTCCAATGTTCTTATAACTGCGTTCATTGTTGGGGATATATCCACGGGCAACTAACTGATAATATGCCTGTCTAAGTGTCAGTTCATATCCCTGTGCCTGATATTCTTCAACCACCTGATTCACAAGGTTTATCAGTTCAAGACTTTTCTGCTGAAACTTAATGCTTTTATACTCAATCTTTGGCATCAGATCACCCCTTCAATTTCTGTTCTGTCAGTTCCTTGTATTCATCGAGCAATACTTTCATTTCCGGGTCTTTTTCCGAAAACATTTCAAGCACTGCCATACGCTGCAACTTATTGATTCTTACATCCATAGCAGTTTTTAATTCTGACACACGTTTTCTTGATGCAATACGGTTTTCATATGTACCCATATCAACCTTTGTGACGATCTCACGACCATTTGCAACCCTTGAAACAGTGTCATCAATACTTGCAATAGTTGCAACCTGTAATCCATGATGACCTGTCTTAACAACTACAACATCACCAACTTCAAAGTTATCGTATAGTGCATAACGTGATGCACATTCTCTTTTTCCATCATCTAAGAAGGAAATTAAAGCAGTTCTATAAACACCTAACATGATACTTTCATCCTCACTTTCTTTATTATCAAAAAATACTGTAATCTGACCTTTCCTAAACCAGTAACATCCGTATGAACTTGAGTGATTTTTATGCCCTTCTATCAAGACACCAAACATTCCTTTATATTCCCGTATGATTTCACCAGTCAGACCTTCATATTTTCTGTTATACTGTTCACACTTCACAACCTTTACTGTGTCACCGACTTTCAATATCAATCACCTACTTTCAAATAACTATTCTGAACCTTAGGCACTGACCGTCACCCCTTCAATTTCTGCAAAACGCTTTGCATTGATGAAGTAAGACCAACGGTGTTCACTGGTATGAATTGCATACCCCCAAGGAAAAACCCCCTGTTGTAAACCAAGTGCTATTGTGTTCGTATGCTTGTGCATCAACTTAGCAACTTCATGTACTGTTAAGGTTTGGATGCCATCTTCACACTTTGACGGTTTGAAGATTACCGGGTTTTCTTCCTGTTCAAAATAATCAGGTGCAAGTCCAAGTGATACTGCAATATCACTCTGAACCTGTTCTGACGGGACTGTTTTGTCATTCAGGTACATACTGATTGACCCTTTACTTTTCCCAGTCATTCCAACCACCTGTGCCTGATTGACACCTAACTGCTGCATAGCCTGTTTCAACTTTTCGCTGAATTTCATATTTATCACCTATCCTTTCTTAAAGTTAAGAAGTCTTAACTTTTTCAGTAAAAAAATATAGTGGAATAAATTCCACCGAAACACCAAGGACTTCACACGCCTTATTCATTTCAGGTGCAGTGAACTGAACTGTTCCGTTCAGCTTTGCAGATAATGTCACGGTTGACATTCCCATTGCTTTAGCAAATTTTGTCTGTGTTCCAAATACTTCCTTGATTTTTCCTCTTAACTTTGAATAATCAAACACTTTTTTCACCTTCCTTTTCATCATCAGGAAACGCATTGTTATTGTACTGCTTCCTGATAGTTATTCTTACAACACCTGATTCCAACTGTTCAAAGGATGTTTCCTTGAATTTCTGCGGTTTACCTTTTTTCAGGCTTTCTATGTACGCAAGATATTCAAGTTTGGTTGGAAATTCAAGAATCTGTTCAATCCATGCTGCAACTATCTTCTTCACTTCATCACCTTCTTTCTAACATGAACCACCGTCAGCACCATGAAATGCACCAACAGGATAATTCCAATCATTTATGTATATATCATCTGTTGTGAACTCACCAGTAAGTATTGAATGTATTGCTGCTTTATCCTTCCAACAGACACATGACTTTGTATCACTTATAAATTCATCAAGGTTCTTTTTGTTATCAAGGGTGAATCCAAGAACTTCTTCATCATGCCTTAGTGCTGCATAATCATCAGGAAAAAGTTCTTTTACCCCGGCAAATAAACGGGGTGTTGAAAATATGCACATCATACAACTGCATCTGTTCCAACCTATCCTGTAACATGGGTGTGGGTTTATATGATGCCGTTTCAGCAGTTCCCACACATCCTTTTCAGAATAATCAATGCAGCACCGCCATTGATGAACAATTCTGTGTGCCTTGGCTTCCGCATTGGTGCGGTGTATTTCCATTTCATTGTACTTTGACCGCCCGGCTGATTCACCACGGCGTTCACCTGACACAATCAGTATTTTCTTATCATGCTTGGTTTCTTCAAGGTTTGCCGTCACACTGTCTTGGACTGCTGCCTTTAAGTTACCGCTGCACCACCGCCCTGAATGTGTACCGCCTTTTGCCGGGAACTTGTGTCTTTTTCCACCAATTTCTTCAAGTTCACCCAGTCGGTCAAGATTACTGACAACGGTATCTGCAACACATATTTTCAAATAAGCGGAACACCAACGCCTTGACAGGTCACCAGTCTTTGCCGGAAACTTCATTCTATAACCATACTGTTTCAGAAGTTCTTCCATTTCTTCTGTTGCCTGTTCTTTCAGTTCCTTACATTTCAGGTAATTACTTGACAATTTGCACTGTCTGACTTCCCCAGTATCAGGGTCAATCCATTCAATCGGTTCTGATGCACCTATGCGGTACAATTCACCAAAGAAACCGTTCACCCTGTAAGAAACCCTTAACTTGATACCCTCTGCATCTGCAAGTGCTTTTACATAGTTTTGGGTACATTTCCAGTCCATACGCCTTGAAGGATGCCCGCCGTCAATATCGTGATGCCAAAACTCTATTCTTTCCTTTGGTACACCAAGTTCAAGAAGTTTTAGGTAACAAGCAACTGAATCCTTACCGCCGGAAATCAAAACGACTATCAGATCATATTCTTCAAGTGGTAAAAGTTCCGGCAAATAGATTTTCTTGAAATGCTCTGAATCAGTTCTACCGTCAACCCTTGGTTTCAATTTGACGCCCTTGCCATATATCGGTGCATCAGGAACACCCAACCTGACAGGTGTTTCCTTGGTGCAATCCGCATCTTTTATGAAATCAATCATTGCCTTTATCCTTTCCCAGTTCCTTCCTACTTGCTTTGTTTCTGTAAGTTAAGAACTCTTAACTTAGCTTTATCTTATCACCACTGGTAAGATATGTCAATAACTATTTTTAAGTTTTCTTAACTTTTTTTCAAGTTTGATTGAAAAAGTCTTAACTTTGCTTTATAATGAAGATGAATAATATATAAGAAAGGGGTGTTCACTAATGCCTGATACATTTCAGCACCGCTTCATTGAAGCAATGAACATCAGAGGACTAAGACAGGTTGATGTTGCGGAAAGGTCAGGACTTGATAAGGCACAAATCAGCCAGTACAAAACAGGAAAATATGAACCAATGCAAGATGCCCTGTATAAATTGGCACAAGCCTTGAATGTCAATGTTGCTTGGCTTATGGGGTATGATGTACCTATGGAAGTAAACCGGGAAGAATTGGAACAGAAAGAAAGGGTGTGTGATCTGCTTGAAAAGTGTTACGGTTCAGGTGCTTATGAACTGGTTGAACTGTTTGCCAAACTAAATGAAACAGGAAAAAATAAAATTATGGAAGAACTACGTGATACTGTCGCACTACCAAAGTACACTGTCACGGAAAAAAGGGACGGTCAAAAAATGGCATAATTTTCCATAAGTACGGTAACATTATCCATGTAAGTTTCACTTAGTTACGGTTGGTTACGGTTCACGGTTACGGTTCTAAAGCGTTGATTTTACGGTAAAGTTACGGTTGTTACACTTTCACATAACTTTTCTTATATAGAATACTTAACAATACATAGATTATAAAATAAAAAAGTAAAAATATAAGAATAAGAACATCAACCGTAACCGTAACCGTCAAAAAGAAAGGAAGGTCCGATTTATGAAAAAAGTCATTAAACTTGTTGTTTTAGTAATTGTTGTTATTTTCGTGATTATGGTTGTGAAGGATATTTCAAAGAATCCCATTCAGAAAAAAGAAACATCATCAGAAGAAATTCCCGTCATCTTGGATGCAGATGCTTATTCAAGAATTTCATCTGAACAGTTGGTTGAATTACTTGGTGAACCAAAGTCAACAGAAGATTGGAACAATGAAAATTCCAAAGGCACATTTCAGATGCAGCTTTACACTTATGACTTAGATGGAATGTATGCAGAATTTATTTTGTATGAAAATACAGTTGTCAAAATCAGATGTTTTGCAACTGAACCATGGGAAATAAAAAAAGAATTTGATAATGTGTTCAAAATGTTCAATATCACTGTGAAGGACAGTGCAAGAAAAGTTGTTGACACGGGTGTTATTTATAAGTTTTCACCAGTGTCAGATACCGTTGCAGAATTTGAAGTTTATAATTTTGATTCTGAAAAGCACACTTTTGATTCAGTCTATATCACATACAATTTGAATTATTTTGATGACCCTAATTAACTGAACAAAAATGAACCCCAACCGTTGCAGCGGTCAGGGTTCTAATAACTCTATACCAAGGAATAGGATGATATAGGCTATGCAGACATAATTATATCATCCATTCCATGAAATTTCAATCAGGAAGGAATGATATACATGGGAAGAAGAAACCCAAACGGTTACGGATGCGTAACCAAGTTAAAAGGTCATAGATCACGCCCTTGGGTTGCCAAGGTGACAATCTATGATGAAGAAGGACACGCTAAACAGTCACCAATAGGTTATGCTGAATCAGAAGAAAAGGCGAACATCCTATTGGCTGAATATAACAACAACCCTTGGGATATTGACCGGGAAAAGGTGACCTTGGTTGTACTCTATCAGCGTTGGTCTGAAATCAAGTTGCCAAGGTTAGGAAAATCAAATCAGCAGTCATTGCGGGCAGCGTTCAAGCACTGTTCCAAATACTACGGTGTGAAGTACAGGTCAATGAAATCCTATCAGATGCAAGACTGCATTGACAACTGCGGGTGTGCCTACTCTACACAATGGGCGATCAAGAACTTATTCGGACACCTTGACAGGTTTGCATTTGAAATTGACCTGATAGATAAAATGTATTCACAAATAACCACAGCCCCACCAATACCTGAAACAACCCGTGAACCATTCACCCAAGAACAGATTGATGCACTATGGAAAATAAAAGATGAACCTTGGGTCAATACCGTGCTGATCTACATATATACGGGGTTCAGATTACAGGAATTGCTTGGAATGAAAACGGAACAGGTGAACATCAAGGAATGGTACTTTGAAGGTGGTATCAAGACCACTGCCGGAAAGTGCCGTATTGTTCCGATACATGAACGAATCATACCATTTGTGAAAGCACTGGTTGATGAAGGAAACAAGTACCTGTTCACTTATCAGGGTAAAAAGTTCAGTCAGGCAAATTACTATAAGTGCTGGGGTGAAGTCATGGAAAAGATAGGTGCAGACAAGACCCCGCATGAAGCACGGCACACCTTTGAAACACTTCTTGACAACGCCAAAGGAAACAGGAAATGTATTGATATGTTAATGGGTCATAAGTCAAAGGATGTGGGAAACAGGGTGTATAATCACAAGACTATTGAACAGTTACGGGAAACCGTTGCCCTGTTAAAATAATATTTTTTACGCTGAACTAGTAACAAATTAGAAACAAAAAAGACGGGAAATGCCGTAAAATCAAGCATTTCCCATCTTAAAAAATGTATTATACCATGAATTTCATTTATATAACACCCCGATTTTTGCCCGTATTTGCTGAAAAGTTCAGTTTTGAATATCTCCGCAAATCTCACAAAATCCCGCTATTTAGTAACAAATTAGTAACACCGGGTTACACAAGAATCAGATCATCTTTGTGAACCGCTGCAACAACTGTACCGTTGTATGAAATGACAGCACGGTCACCGCTTACCTGTGTTACCTGATGATCTCTTTCATACACGAAGGATGCAAGTGAACCGCCTGAATAAGTCTTTGCACCTTTCTTCAACCTTACGGTACTACCAACGGTAACTTTCCTTGTAGGTGTTGAAGTAGGTGACACCGCCTGACCACCCTGTGTAGTAATGAAAGTATCAAATCCGGCTGCTTTCAGCTTGTTTGCCATTGCATCAGCGTTTGATTTCACACTATATGCACCAACCTGAATTTTATACATTCCATTGACCTGTACCATATAGGTATCAAATCCGGCTGCCTTTACTTTTTCAAGCATACGATCAGCGTTTTCTTTAACAGAAAATGCACCAGTCTGAACACGGTATAAAACATCATTGTTAGATGACTGACCACCGCCAAGGTTTGCCGTTACTCTTGCAGCAAGATCACCCAAACGATTGTATAACCAATCACCCGGACAAGACTTGTTTGCAAACCATCTGTGAACGGTGATGACCATTTCATCAGATGCCGGATTGTAAGCAAGTGTTTTATCCTTATCAGTAAACCAAAGAAGTTTTTTCTTTCCGTTACGCTTGCAGATGTCTGTGCAAAGGTTCACCAGTGATTCATATACTGCACCAGTCATTGCATACGGTGCAGTTTTATCAGATGCACATTCAATAGTAATCGCCCGCTGATCGTTTGCATTAGATGAAGAACACCAAGAACGATTACCTTCATCAACACAAAGGGAAATTCTACCATCTGAACCGATACCATAATTACAGCTTGCCCCCCTTCCTTCCGGGAAACAAGCACAAATTGTTTCACACGATAACTGACCAACTACACAATGCGGTGTGATACGATCAATACTGTGTGTACGCTTTCCTGAATGGTTCGGTGATAACTTTGTATAACACACTAAACTTGAATTACTCATTTTTTACCTCACTTTCTGTCTTTTTCTGTAAAATATCAATAGCCTTGGTGATGACTGCCGGGAGTGGTAACCCCATAAGACCCGCATTTTCCACAAGGGAAATTGTTTCATTGGCAATGAACGCAATAATTACTGCATCCCTGATGTAATTTGTGCCAATGACAAGATCAAGGCGGTATGCAACCAGTACAAAAATCAGGGTCATGCACTTTCTGCAAAGACCTTTCCACCCCGCCTTGCTTTCAAGTGAACCTGTGTCTGTCTTGGGACTGTTCTTGAATACCCCCGCAACAATCAGACCTGAAATATAATCAAGTCCCATGAAAATCAGAAGGGTTGCAAGTCCCGCATCCCAACCACCAAAAAAAGATGCGATTGCTGAACCAACCACACCTAATACACTGCAAATAGTCTGTTTCATTTTCTCTGTCCTTTCTGAACATAAAAACAACCGCTTGTGACCTCATATAATGGTCATATAGCGGTTGTTTTTGTTCCTGTGATAATTTCCTTGTCTGTTGATTACTCTGCTAATTCAGGGCAATCAAGGTCAATCAGAACTTCCTTCACTTTGTCCTTGATTTTCTCAGGTACATCAGCAAAGGTTTTCTTGCCCTTAATGATAAGGGTTGCATAGATCACTGCCATAGATTCCACATCCTTTCTAAATAAAATTTTTATGATAAACTGAAACAACATCAGTTACCACCTTCTGCCAGTTCCGGGTGTCCTTCATCAATAAGCACCTGTTTGACTTCATCCTTGATCTTGTTAGGAACATCATTGATTGACTTCTTACCCTTGATGATAAGTGCTGCATAAATATTTGCCATATTCTCACCCCTTCCTTATGCCATCATTTCATAAATTTCACACATGGCTTCCTGTGCCTGTGTCATCTGATCTTCCAAGGATGTGTTCCTGTCATCAATCATTTTGATGTATTCATCCTTGGTGTACTGGGTCAGGTCATATTCATAACCAGTGAACCCCGGCTGTTCATCTGTCCCGGTTTCTGTGACCGGGGTGATGTTTGCAGCAACCCAAACTGAATAGTCATCAATGACTTTCTGTTCAGGCTGCTTTGTACTGCGCACTTTTCCGTACTCTTTCATGCTTTTTACCGCCTTTCTTGATATGATCTTTATAATACCTATCAGCATAAGGCTGAATTGGTTCAATATATTTTTTAGACAATCGGCTGCTATCACAATATTTCAACCAACCCTTATAGGAATTGATTGCACACCATTCTGAATAGTTCATTTCCTGATTGCCTGTTATGCTGCTACCTTTTTTCGATACACCAACCGACCGCCGATACGCCGACTACGAGCAGAAGAAGCATCATTCAGATACCAATAGAAAGCACCAGCATACAAGTTATCATCCCAATCAGCACCCAATTTAGCGACACGCCAACCAGTACCGTTCTGATTCCAACAGTAATCACCAACAGGAAGTGCAGCGTTTCCGTTGAACTCACCCGGTAAGAACAACCAATCAAAATCTTCTGAATAACAGAAAGCGGAAATATAACCGTTTCCATACTTTGCTGTCATTCCTGTATCTTCATAAGGTGCTGCCTTAATGTCATCAGCAAAACCATGATCTGCAACATAGGTTTCACACTCACCTGTAGTTGCGTTCGCATAGTGATTGATGCCGTCAATCCACCACCAAATGTTGCCCCAAAAGTTTTCCTCACCACGGTATGACACAATCTGAATACCGTTAGCGTTGACAACTGAACCTGATGCATTACCAAGGGTAATTGTTGCACCTGTGTTTTCTGTCATTGAAGTCTGACCGTCATCAGTCTTGGAATTGGAAACAGCATTGTTACCAATGACAGACTGCATATTGAAGGTTGCATATTCAATCAGCATAAGCATCTGTGAAGCGGATGCCGTCTGAACAACACCCTGTTCCCAACCAGTACCACGTTTTTCAGCAAGTTTTCTGATATTGACACGGGTTGCGTTCTGTGTAAGTCCTGAAAGTGGTTTTGCATTAGCAATACTACATAACATATCAGCAGCAAAGTCAGCAACCTGTGAATCATCAAGAATGTACGCTGATGCAGATGCATCCCAAAGTGAACCTTCAAAGGCTGCAAGATATGCAACATCATTTTCCTGACCATTTACAATGAACGCCGGATGAAGTTTGAATCCCGCCTTTGGTGTATCTGATACATAGTATCTGATTTTTCTTGTGATTGCCCCCTTGGTTCTCTTTTCAGTTTTAAGCGGTACAACCTTGTAATAAAACTTTGGCTGTTCAACCATTACCTGAACGATTGTCCCGGCACTGAATTTCAGGTTTTCATCAGGTGATTCAGTACCTACCGGGTTACGGTCAACCGCCTGTGTCAGTTTTCCAGTAGTGGAAAATCCGGCTTCACCGTAATATGCAGCAACACGCCCGTCATCGGTAAGGTTGCAACGCTTTCTACCACCAAAGGCATTGATTCCGTCAAATCCTGAACCCGCTGAACGGTTTACTGCCCCGGCAAGTCTTGTGAACTTTTTATTTTCAAAATCCACTTCAACACCATAAATGTCACCGTCTGAATATCCAACAAAGGCTTTCAGATCAGCAATTTCTTTTTCAAGTGCCTGAATGTCACCAACCGTTGCATACGCACCCGGACTGACCGCAAGTGATACGCTGTCAGCGTTTCCTACTGTGGTATATAACTGTAAGTATGCAGCCGATACCGTAACACCGTTATATGGTGGCATATAACAGTTATTTGACTTTTCAATGCAGACTGCATACAGGATTTCACCCTTGTCAGGGTCAACGGCATATAAGCCAAGTGTACGCATATAGTAACCTTCTTTCAGGTCTACATTGGAATATGCTGCATCAATTTTAATTGCAACCTCATTTGTGCGGGTAACCTTGGATACAAGGGTTGTCTGCTTGATGTTGCTAAGTGCGGTCAATGCCTGTAACTGACTTTCAGTGTACTGGGTACTGGAAGAACATACTTTTGTAAAATCAATGTTTCCTGATCCGGCAATCATCTTTGCCATAAGTGCCTGACCATTGTTTGTGATGTAAAGTTTTGAATACTCTGCCATCTTATCATTCCTTTCTATGTTGTTTTTATCTCAATGAAGTCTACCTGAACAACGCCGGATGCTGCCTTTGCATCCATATCTACCCGGATTGTTTCATTAAAATCTGTTAAAATGGTTACCATTGCGGTATCTGTTGCCCTACCACCAAAGTTCACTGTACCCTGAACACTTACTGTTTCCTGACTGTCATTTGTGATGTTCAGCATTTCAGTCTGAACAATCCCACCACCAAAGACTGATGAACCGTTCACATCAAACACTTCCCGGAAATCGTTTGTGATAATAAATTCATTGATGAAGCAGATGCCACCACTAAAAAGAACAGCACCTTTGATGTTGCAAGGGATGCTGTTCTTAGATACAACCGCAAGATTTTCAGGAATCATTGTGTTTATGATATTTTCCAGTTCTTCCACCTGACCATATAATTCAAGGTCAGTGTCAATATACAGTGTGTACCCGGTCTTGAAATCACCAGTCACTTCAAAATCACTGTCACCGCAAAGGACAAGCAACTTTTGAAGCAACACTTGGAAAGTGTACGGGATTGTGTTAAACCACTTGCTTTGAACCCTTGAACGCCTTGATTCAAGGGTATCATCAGCAGTTGGGTATATTTTCAGCATCTTTTCAAATCTGCTGATTCCATATTCATCAGCGGTTGAAATGAAGCGGTTACGCAAACATCTGTCAGTTGCCGACCACATCAGACTAAATTCAGGGTTTTCCGCTTCAAGTGCGGTAACGGGTTCTTTGTAGTTCTGCATGAATGGCGGTAAGTATAAAACAAGGTCAACTTCTCTTATCATGCAGAAACACCCCCTAACTTTGGTATGCAAAATTCTGTCAAGGTCATATTGCTTGCCGTGCCGTTCAGCTTTGTCCCAGTCACATCCACCACACCATCAACGCCAAGGATGCGGTTTTCAATCTGCAATACCCTGACAATGGTTTGTGATGTTTCTGACCAGTTCTTTCTTAATTCCAAGAAGTACGCATCAACTGCTTCTGCAATGGCTGCCTTGGTATTTGACCAGTTGTGACCTTCTTCAAAGGTTACCGTGGTCTTGACCTCAATAGTGACAGGTGATGCACTTGCAACACTGACCACATGACCGATTGGTGCAAGTCCGTAACCTTCCCCGGCATTTTCTTCCGGGTCAAGTGTCTGCTGAACGTATTGAACAAGCGTTGAACTTGCTTCACCATAATCATCAGAATCAGTGATGACTACATGAACAGTACCGCCAACCGTCAGTTTCTTGTCCTTGGCTGCATTATATACGGCATCAAGCCACGGTTTGACTGCTGCCGGAACTGTTGAAATGATTGATTCATACCAGTTCTTGACCACGGTACTGACGATCATGTCAGCGGGTCTAATGTCACCATTCCAAACACGCTTGACCTTACATGATCCAACACCTTCAATGCCTTTGACCTTTGCCATATAATCAGCATGATTACCGCCAAAGGACTGTTCATTGAAGCTGTCAAAATAACGCTGTCTGAAAACTTCTGTATCTTCTTCATCTTCACCGGGAATCAATACGCTTGTCAGGCTTGCCGTCTGCAATCCGTCAATATATTCCATTGGTATCATATCCCCAAGGTACTGATTGCCAATAACACCTTCTGTTTCACACTGAACCTTGTATGTTCCCGGTGTGATCTGTTCAGTCACAACATAGTTGATTTCACCAATGTTGAAACGCTTTCCAGTAACATCAATGTTTGTTGGTGTGAACTCACCCTGTAAGATTGCCTTGGTTGCGGGTTCAGGTGAAAGTCCCCTGTCCTTTGCAAGCAAAATCAGAAATTCCCTTGCAGCAGTATCACCGTATGAATTTTTTATCAGATATTCCAACTCAATGTATAAAATCTGAAATTCAATGGCGGTTGAACTATGCAGATCATAAACAGGGGATGACGGTCTTTTGTCAAATTTGTCAGATACCCGGTTCATCATCCTTTCAAGGATAATGTCATAAGTCTGATCTTCATACATTCTAAATCTTCACCCCCTTCTCTGCTTTAATATCACCGTAAATTGTTTTTACAGTAAAATAGGCATGAACCACACCCTTGACCGTCAGGTCAAATTCAAAGTCGGTCACGCCTGTGATTCTTTCATCAACGGCTAACGCTTCACTGATTCTGCGTTCTAATTCAGGGCAAACCCAAGTGACAGGTTCACCATACAGGTCAAGTGTTTCAATGCCGTAATACCACGGATATATGATGTACTGATACCGTTCTGTTTGCAGTGTTCTGAAAATCATCTGCTTCATGGCATCCTGTTCATCCACAAGACCCCTGACTGAATCACCGTCTAAATCCATTTTATAAGTTAGGCTTGGCTGTGTTTCAATTTCAAAATCTTGGTCAAGAAAACCAACTGTTGAAGGAATCATTTGCCTATCCTATCCACAACAATGAAGCGTTGACCTTCTTGCTGTCTTATCAGGATAACTTCATCACCAACCGCCAAGCCATTGTGAATGATGATCTTCTTTTTTCCTGTAATCTTGTGAGTATGTGCAAGGTTCTTTGACCCTGTGTTCAAGTCAATGTTGCCACCGCTGCCATTGTCACCTTTTACAGTGTGGTTGTGGGTGGAAAGACTGCTTTCAGAAGTCCAGTCAACTGTTACCATTGTGCTGAAATCCGTCACATTTCTTGAAAGAATCAACTGTTTTTCACCCAGTATCATCTTCTGTTCAACATTGATTTTCAGCGGTGAAGCACTCACAACTTCACCAAAATATACATTTACGGGTTTCCCCGCTTCAACCGCTTCAACGGCTGCCCTTTTCAGGGTATCAACAAGTTCATTTGCATCAGGCAACAAATTCACCTCCTCTAAGTGTCAAATCCATCCAATGTTCACCTTCCTTGTAGGTATGCTTGCATTTTTCAACAAGCATCCAGTTTTTCAGTTTCACATCACCAAGGTCAAGGTTGATGACAACCATTGAACCCGCCCGCACTCTGTTGTCACCTAAAGCGTTGGTAATTTTCAGGTTACGGGTCTTTTTGTTATATAGTTTCAAAAGGGCATCTGCTTTTGCCTGACCGTTTTCACCTTTCTGCAAGGTGTCAAAATACTGTAAGATACCCCACTTGTTAATGTTGGAAGAATCCTGTGTGATGTAAACATCACGTTTTCCTGTGTCCTTGTTATCATAGGTCAGTTTAATTTTGTTATATGTGTTTTCATCAATAGATGAAGTATAGTCAAAGTTTTGCCCGGTTTCTTCATCAATCATCAGGTACGCCCCCGGAACACCCACATACATAGAATACAGGCTTTTCAGGGTAAGTTTCCCAAAGTCATCATATAACACATACATTTCCCCGGTATTGGTCAGTGTCAGGTCAAGGGCATTTGCTATCATTTCAAACAGTGAAGTATTTTCTTCAACCCTTGATTCAATGACATACCCGGTATCATCCAGTGTGCCAAGGTTCAGGGCATAATCATCTGCAATCATTTTCACAAATTGGTTTGCCGTCTTTCCTTCATAGACCTTGGTATCTTTATTTTTTAAGTACCTCAACTGATCGTAGGCGGTGACAGTAATGATTTTGTCCTTGGTTCTCTGCTGCTTGAACACAAAACCAAAGAATACATTGTCACCGTCCACCTTCATCCTGACTGGACTACCTTCTGAAAAATCAAGAATGTTGTCATACAGGACTTTGAAAACCAGTTTGCCGGGGGTGTTTTTTCTTTCTGTTGACCATTCAATACCTTCCTGAACAACAGGCTGATATACTTTTGTTCCTGATTCATTCCCAACCAGTAGTTCAACGTACATTGAACAACACCCCTTTCTTATGCTGCCGGAATGGTCAAAACCTGTCCCGGATAAATTAAGTTAGGGTTGCCACCAATAACACCCCTGTTTGCGTTGTAAATCACGGTGTATTTTGCACCGCTGCCGTAAAATCTCTTTGCGATATTCCATAGGCAATCTCCACGCACAACCGTATAGGTCTGTGCTGCTGCCGGAGCGGGTGAATTGTTGGTTTCCCGCTTAGGCTCTGCACTCGCCTTTGGCTTGGATGCAGCAATTTTGATGTTGACTGTCTTTGTTCCATAGTCCCGGTACTGTTTCAGATTGAACTTGACTTTGAAGTCAAACCCGTTCTTGGCATCCTCTGAAATTTTGTAATCTTCCAAAGATACTTTCATGTTCGTGTTCAGCAGTTTTTTCCTCACCGGGGTCTTTCTGCATACAATGAACTGGAATGTCTTTTTGCCTGTTTTCAACCCTTCAAAAATATCAAAGAAATACCCCGCTTCTTTGAAACCATTCTTATACACCGCATAAGGATGTTTTACTTGCGGGATTTCTGCTTCAAATTCAATGTCGGTCAACCCGGCTTTTTTCAAGATATTGATTTCACCTTCATTTATCAGGTTGACCGTTTTGTTATTACCATTGATTTTGATACTGATTTTTTCAGGGGTGACAGGAAAAAGGCATTTGTCAAAATACATATCATATCCGCTTCTTGCCATTTATTCATGCACCCCTTCCGTCATATTGTCTACCGCTTCATTGACTGAATCTGTCAGTTTGGTCATAAAACCATCAATGTCATCACCGCTGTTCACGGTGTTCTGCATACCTGACATATCAACATTGATTTCAGCGGTTGTGAATCTGTTAATTGCTTCTTGTTCTGCAATGTCACGCAAATACTTCAAATCTTCTTCTGTAACATCCAAAGAATCCTTGATTTTGCCTGTGTTATCGTCAATACTTCCAATGCTGTCACCCACACCTGAATTTGCTATTGCATCATTGAACCCTGATGTGTAATCACTCACACCTGAATTTGCGATTGTATCATTGAAACCTGATGTGTAATCACCAACATTAGGAATATCAGTCTGACCGAATACATCCGATAAACTGAAATTTGAAACCTTGTCAGCAACACCGTCACCCCAAGCTGCACCCGCATTGAACGCATCTGATGCCCAACCGTCCTGAAATGCATCAAAGGTTGTAAAACCTTCATTGAACGCATCACTGATTGACTGGTAATCTTCTTTGTTTCCGCCTGCTTCACTTGCTTTGGCTGCATAGTCATCTGCTGCTGAACTGATACCTGAATAATCAAAACTTACAAACGGCAACTTGTTCAAGGCTGCTGCTATACTTTCAATTACTGAACAGGCAGTTGATAACAGATTGTAAAACCATGACTGTACGTTGCAGATAGCATTGTGAAATGCCGTCATCATGTTGGATGCAAGTGCTGCAACGGCGTTACCAATACCCAAGGCAATATTTGCCACGGTAAGACCCAAATTCTTGAAGAACTGAATCACCACGTTCACACCGCCTGTAATAACACCGAATCCTGAATTGGCAATACCTGTCATCTTGGCTATCGCATTACATACGGCAAAAATTATTGCAATAAGTGCGATCAGCAACATAATAATCCAAACAACAGGACACGCATATAAAGCACCGTTGTAACCCATCTGTGCAGCGGTTGCTGCCATTGTCTGCCCGGTAACTGCTGCCATAACAGCAATCTTTGCCGACATTGCCAATGAATGAATCATACTTGCAGCAGCGGATGCAATCTCTATTGCCTTTACAATACCAAGATACGCTGCATATACTGCCAACGCACCAATGACACCGTAAATGATTGGACTAATCACTGACCAATTATCAGCAATGAAACCGCCTACTGTTCCAATCAGGTCAAAGATATTTAATACAATACTTGCAAGGGTTGCCATTGCTTCAATAGCACCCTGAATGAAAGTCTGAAATGCTTCACTATTGGCTAAATCGTTCAGTCTTTGAAGAACAGGCTGAAATGCAATCAGTGCGGTGTTCTGCATTGACTGCCATATCTGCCCCCAAGTCATAGGCATTGATTCAAACTTGCTGTTAATGTCATCAGCAGCAGCAAAAATTGATGCCTTTACAACATCCGCTGAAAGTTCACCATCTGCTGCCATTTCCCTGATTTTACCAATAGGCACATCAAGATAATCTGCAATGTTCTGAATCAGGTTAGGTGCTTGTTCAAAGATACTGTTCAATTCATCACCACGAAGGACACCTGAACCAAGTGCCTGTGATAACTGCAATTCTGCGTTTGCTGCTTCCTGTGTGGATGCTCCGGCAATGGTCATCTGCTTTTGAATCAGATCAGCAAAAGCAACTACTTCTTCCGAACTTCCAAAAGCATCCTTTGCGTTGTTACCAAAACGTGCAACAACATCAGCCATCTGACTGAATGAACCTCTTGCATCCTGTGCAGCAGCATATACCATGTTGACAAGTTCAGCGGTTGTCTGAACCCCGTCATTCATCATGTTCAAACGGGATGTTGTCTGAACAAGTTCGTCTGAAATGTTCAGTGCTTTCCCAACTGACTGAATACTGACATAGGCTGCAACTGCCCGTTTGATGGTATTAGTCAGTTCATTTGCCTGTTGTGTTCCGGCTGAAATTTCCTGATTGAAACGCCCCTGTTCATCCACATTGTCACGGATGTACCTTTCTGTGTTGCCAACCGTCTGTGACAAACGCAAATAGGCATCATTGGCAGCAGAAACATCCATATTCTGCATTGCCTGATTCAGTGAATTTTGTTCCTGAATAGCCTGATTCAACTGCATACGCAACTGTTCCAGTTCTGCATTTGCATTGTCTGCCCCAACATTTACCGGGTTGTTCTCAATCTGCTGAATCCGCTGCTGAATTGCAGATAACCGCTGTTGCATGGTGTTCATATCCTGAACTGTTGCATCCGGCAGTATATCCATTCCCTGTGCGGTCTGTGAAATCCTTGCCTGTGTGGTGTTCAGTGTGTTCAACATATCGTTTGCACTCTGAACTTCTTGCTGAAATCGTTCAACACCTGTTCCTGTGAACACATCCACCCCGTCAGTGTTCCATGTGACCGGGATTTCTACTGGTTCAGGGTCAGGCGGTGCAATATCAGGTGCAGTCTGTCGGCTTGCTGCCTGATTCATTGCTTCAATGGCAGCAGTTGCCTGATTGATTTCATCCCTTGCCCCTTCAATGCTGCTTGTATCAATATCAGCGTTCATTGACTGCTGCATATCATACATTGCAGACACGGCAAGGTTCACTGAACTGATGATGTTGTTCAACACTCCGCTGAATTGGTCATTAAGTTCAATACCTGTCTGAATAGATGACACCTGTTTCACCGTCCTTTCTTAGTGTTTTTTCTTTGCCCTTGCTTCTGCCTTTTTCTTTTCCTTCTTGTCATGCTCTGCTTTCAACTTGATTGAAGCAATCACAAAGGCTTTTTCCTGTTCATCCATAGCCAAGAACACTGATGGGAGAATGTGAAGTTTTAGAAGGGCATAGTAAGCATAATTTGCTTCACCATCCCCTTCTTCAATTAGTTTTTTGCTTCATCAACCTTTTCATCAAGTGACTTGGTAAATCCCTGAAACTTCTGCATCCATAACTGGAAGTCCTGCATTTCCCCGGCATCATCCACCATTGCATAGACTAAATCTTCCGGGGTCATCACACCGTAACTGTCCTGTAACTCTTTATCGTAAAGGTCAGGAAACACCGTTGACTTCACGATCATTGCCATAAGGTACTTTGAAGTAATCAGTTTCGGTCTGAATAAGTTCGGCTTGCCTGTCACCTGAACTTCAATGGTGTTTGCATCACGAAGTTCTTCATTCTCCTTGGAACTGATGTGTCTGAACTCCCATCTGACAGGTGTTCCGTCTGAACCAAGAAGTGAAGCAGTAGGTGCAAACTTTTCATTTTCCTTTACCTTTTTATTCGCTTTCATAAATGCACTAAATTTTGACATTTTGTTGTTCTCCCTTCTGTTTATCAAAGAATAGAAAAAACCCCTTATATGACCTTATATAAAAGCCACACAAGGGGGTTCTGTTACTTAGTTAGTAAGAAAACCCGTGAGGTTTGCAAAAGATTCAGGCATTGAGAAGTCCTCAAATGTTCCTTCAATCTCTTCATCAAGGTATTCCCCGTCAGCATCAAATTTTGCTAACACACCACCGTCAGTGTTGCAGTCATAGAAAATGATCGTCTGTCTGCCCGCATCACTGGTTGGGTCATCATTGGTGATCTGCATTTCAAAATACACATCCTCACCAGTGTTCTTATAATCAAGTAATGCCCGACGAAGAACTGACTGGTTATAGTGTGCCGTGCCTGAAAAAGTACCTTCCATACCACATGACTTATGACCCGCCATGATTGCACCAAGGCGGGGAACAGTAGTCTTGGTTTTCTCAACTTTTGCTTCCATATCAATCATCTGCATGAAGTTGTATCTTCTACTTCCGATTGTGATAAAACATTCAGCAAGTTTTGCTGCAATAGTGTCCCTTGCTTTCATTGTTACATTCTTCGGCATTTTATTTCACCCCTTTCTTACGCAACCGTAACCGTTTCATAGAGTTTACCCATAGCGTTCATAACGGTGATTGCTGATGTAATCACAACCGCCTTTTTGGAATCGCCCTGTGCAACCGTAACATCAGAATCAGTGAACCCTTCAATAGCACCAAGTTCCTGTAACTGTGTACGGATTTTTACCAAGTCAGACCAAAGGGAAGTTCTGCCTGATGCATTGTTTGGAACAACACCAAGATACTTAGTGTTGAAAAGAACTGCATCATCATTTCCCAACTGGTCAATAACTCTGATCGTCTGATTGTCCTTGAATACATCCCCGCAAGTGTCCGAAGTGGTCACCATAGAGTTAATATCTTCAAGCACACGGACGACGCCGTTGACCTTATGGAAAGTGAACTCACCCGCCTTGATTGCTGCTTTCAACTCATTCTGTGTGTAATTGGTATCAACGGTGAAACCGCCGTCATATTTCTTGTTCTGACAAGACTTATTGACCGCACAACCGCTTTCTGCACCAGTTACCCAGTACACAAGTGCTGCTTCTGACCATCCTGTATCTGTTACCTTGTTCTTCACACTAATAACACCCATATGATCAGCAGACAGGTTATAAATAACCAACTGGAACTTGATACCCAGTTCATCACGCAAACGTTTGTTGAAAGCCACATATAACTTCTTGGTAACATCATCAGTAACCACAACACCCATAGTGTTGTAGGTATATGATTCGATTTTATCCAAGTAAGCCTGATGTGCCGTGCCGTCAACCGTACCGTTTGTGCCACCAGTTAAAGGTGTCCCGGCAGTAACAGCAAGATCAGCAGCCTTGAATGTTACATAATCGTTTGCCACAAGATCAGCAGCCTTGGCAACTGTCTGTGTGTCAACCTTAACCGTACCAAAGTAGGTTGTAACATCATACTTGCTTGCATCATCTGCATTTTTCTGAATCACGATCTTCAAATCGTTACCACGAACACCGCAATACTTTGCGGTTGCGTATGTGTTCGCTGCCTTATCACCACCGCCGTTCAGACGGTATGCGTATAAGGTCTTTGCACCCATGAACAGATCATTAAGACCAAGCATCTTAGGACTGTCAAAGGCATAACCAAAAAGTTTCAGGCTGTTCTTCTGAAAATCTTCATTGGTCACTTCAAAAACTTCCCCTTCAATACCCCAGTCAAGTTCAAGGGGAATTGTTGCAATACCTCTATCAGACAGTGCAGCGGATGCGGATGCAGCCGATACAAAGTTGATATAAGCACCGGGAAGTTCTTTGTTCTGTGATGTAAATGTACCACCACCTAAAGCCATACTATTTCACCTGTCCTTTCATGTATTTTTCAACTAAATTGTCAACGGTTTTCATGGTGTAACTTTTATCTTCATCAAGAAGGGCATCCACCAAGTCCCTTCTGTTTGCAAAACGGGCAGATGCAAGAATCTGTTCCTTGCTGAACATTGGTTCAGACCTTGCAGCAGTTCCCGTTGTTGTCTTTTTTGCTGCCATAATCAACCACCTTCCTTCATATCCGTGCTTGCCGTCATAGTTTCCATTGGTGTCTGATCTTCCGTCTTGACCGTGAAAAAGTCATAATTGACAAAAAAATTCAGAACACCGTCAACCACCTGATGATTCATTTTTGAACCCCTGATTGGCTTGGTATCACCGTCTGTTGTGACATACTCCAAACAGTCATACATTCTTTCAGCCACATCAGCACATTCCCGCTGCTTCTTTGCAGACTGTGGAAAATACTGGATGCAGAACTGATTGGTACGTTCATACCGTTTGCCAAGGAAAAGGTTGTTGTTTGGGTTCAAGCAAGCAATAAAAAAACAAGGCTCTTTCAAACCTTGCTTAATTTCTTCATTGTGGATTTCATAATCATCCCCAAATTCTTTGTTCAGGGAACAACTGATTGCTTCAACTATTGAATTTATCATTTACCAAGTCCCCCTAAATATTTCTTGATTTTGTTTTCAAGCACCTCTGGGGCAATTTTCTGTAATTCCTGTTCAGATATGGTCATCATAAACTGACCTTTGACCCATCCTGAATGATTGGCTGTCCTGTGTCCGTACTCAACATAGGATGCATATTCAACCGGGTTCACAATTTCAATGACATAGGTGTCACCAAAATGGTTCACCGTCAGGCTGTCTGCATACCCTTGTGCTGATGCACGTTTTTCACCAGTCCAACCACGCCTTAATGTACCGCCCTTTTTTCCTGAACTTGCCGGGTACTGTCCGACAGGTGTTCTTTTTACCACCATGCGAAGCAACCGGGCAGCAAGTTCTTTTGCACACGATTCCACAAAGTCATCAGGATTTTGCAACTTTCCCAACCGCTGCTGAAAGTCTTTCAGACCTTTGCAGTCAAATCTTCCCATTCTACCCATTTACGCATATTCCTTGAACAGTTCAAGTGTAATTTCCTGATGCGTTGGGTATGTGGAAGGGACACCGCTGCGGGTGTAGTCCGTGGTCACATTGTCCTGTGTTACTGTCAGTTTTGACCCCGCTCTGATGGTTACATCCGGGGAAACAAACAACTTTGTGCTTTGCGTGATCGTTGCTGCTGATTCTGACTGAATTGCTGTTTGCAGTTTTTCAAAAGATAATCTGCACGGTTGGTCTTGTAAGACTACAACTTCTGATTCTTCCATAAGTTTTGACTTCTCATTTTTTACCTTTTGCAGTTCTGTCACCGTCAAAGTACCAAAATAAGTTGCTTCAATGGCTTTCCTTGCAGCCTTTTGTGCTGCCTGAATCTGCTTTACCATCTGATACGCCTGAATGAATTAAATTCAGCCTTTCCATAGGATAAAAGGTAATTGATGAAAGAAGTCAGTCTTTGTTCAGGGGTCATTGAACCTTCACCAGTTGCAAATACTGTGTTGGTGTCCCCTGTCTGAATCTGCTTGACAGCATAATCTAAATCAAACCCGGTAAGATCATCAGGTGCAAAGGTTTTCTTGGAAAGAAGAAATTCACCCACCGCCATATCAACGGCAATGTGTTCCAGTCCTTCCGGCACATCATTCCAGTTGATTTCATTCTTGATTGTGCTGCGTACTTTCTCAACGCAAAAGGTCAAGGCAAATTCATCATCTGCCTTGACCTCATAACCGAATGATTTCAACCGTTCTTTTACTGTATCAGTATCAAACATTGCAACCACCCTTTCCGATCAGAAATTATCCACGGGAAATGATACGGGCAATAGGTACTGCCTTATGATTGATATATGAACGCTTGCTTTCCGTAGTTTCCCCGGAGTGTACCAGTGTCCAGTTCTCACCCTTCTTTAATTCCTCATTGGTAGGGGATAATGTAGCCTGTGACTTCTTCTCATAAGAAATACCAAAAGGTGCAAAGACCTTTCTCTGCCTTGTGTAAAGGGTGTCCTGACCACCATTCTTTTCAGGGTTACGATTCATTTCATAAGGTACTTTTACCCCTAAATCCTCATAACTGATTGAACCATTACCAAGTACATAAGTTGTGTACTCTGTGAAAGCATCAACATACACAACATAATCACCTTCTTTTGGTGTTTCGTAACTGTCTGCAACAGGTGTGACAGATTCAAGTTTGATCTGCTTTGCAGTAGGTGTTGCACTGTTACCAACAACCTGTAAAGCACCTTCATCAGCTGACTTTGCCTTGATATAAAAACCTTCCTGTTCAGTAGTCGGCATATCGTCATCAATGACTACCAACTTACCGTTCCAAGTGTAAAGATCAAGTTCACGCTGCATACCCTGTGAATCAGTGTATTTCAGGTGTGCTACAAGGTTCAGGTTTTCAAGGTTCGTTGCAACATCACTGTGCATGAACACCAGTGTGAACTTCTTCTTGTTAGCACCACACGCCTTATTGGTTGCACTGTTCAGAGTAGTTGCAGACATTTTACCGTCAACCTTCTCTGTTACATCATAGGTGTGAGCATCAACAAACTCTTTGTTCTTTGTTCCAGTCATAGAAAATACACCATCAAGAATTGCAATAATAGTGTCCTGATCTACGCCGTCCCAATACTCACCAACCTGATCTGCGATATTCTGCATGAAATCAACACCGCCTGTAATGTCATAGGAAAAATCCTTTTCAAGCCATGCTTTAGCACGACCAACAGCAACAACACCCTGTTCAAAGGTCTTGGTACTGGTTGCAGTAATATCAGTCTGACCGTCATAATTGACTGCATCACCATCTAACAGACCACGCATTGCAATTCTTGCGTAACCTGTACCACCCTGACTACCACCAAGGGTTGCCTTAATGTCAGGGTTACCCGCCAGTGCTTTTGACTTCTTGATCTCATGCATATGAAGGTTCGGCACTCTACCAACCATATACTTGAAAGCCTGTGGGTTAAAACTCTTAGAATCAAACTTATCGTTTGGCATAAATTTTCACCTGTCCTTTCTTTTACTCACCTAAGTTAGCATCAGGATTTTCTGCTAAATAGGCACATAATTCATCATAGTTCATTTTTGAAGTGTCAACTTCTGCACCCGGTTTCTGCTGTGCGGATGCTCCCGGCTGAAAACCTTTGAAATTCTGCTGCTGTTTCTGTGCTTCAAACAGGAACTTAGTACCTTCATCACTGGTCAGTTTTTCGATCTGTTCAGCCAATCCCTTGACATTTCCTTCCTTGTCAAACTTGGCATCCTTCAGGTCTAAAAGTGCCTTGACTGCGGTGATGTTCTTTGCCTTTGCACCTGTCAGTGCTTTTTCAACAGCAAAATCAATTTTCAACTGGTTCAGTTCAGATTCATGGCTTGCCTTAGCTGTGGCGTTTTCGGTCTGCAACTCCTCAATCTTCTTTTTCAGATCGGCGTTGTCCCCGGCAGATGCTTTCAGGGTTTCTAACTGCTTGTCACGGTCACCGACCTGTGTTTTCAGTCCTTCAACCTCTGTCTGCAAGTTCTTGATCTCTGTTGAAGCAGTACCCTTTGCGTTCTCAATGTCATCACCATTGATTTTCATTACTGCATCAGCCTGTTCCTTGGTAAGTCCTAAATCCTCTAACTGTTTTCTTGTCATTTCTATACCATCCTTTCAAATACGTTTTTATACGGGGTTACTCCCACATGATTGATTGGTTTTGTTCGGTTTACGCTTGACAACCCGCAAGAAAAAAGACACCCGTTGCCGGATGCCTTTTCTATGTGCTACTTGACCCAGTAGCCGGGAGATAATCAGGATCACCATGCCTTTCTATTTGTCAATTCTGATTTCCTGTACACGATCAATATTATAAATACCTACCCACTGTGAACCACGAATGATAGCAAAAACCTTACCATCATACAAATAATCAGTATACTGATCTTTGTTCCAACAGATATAACTACCATTCGTCATTGTAATCTGAATCATATTATCCATCCCTTCTGACCTCATATAACCGCCATATAGCAATTATTACAGGTCTATTGATAACTTGTTAAGGTATGAAAAAAGCACGGCTATTTGACCGTGCTTTATAACAAACCATCTTCTTTCAGTTCTTCTTCAAAATCCTGTTTCAAAGAATTTATCAGAAATTCATTCAGATGCTCTTCATCATATTTCTGTTCATGGAAGAAAGCAATCAAGCCTTCTTTTTCATTCTTGTACATTTCCATGTGAAACTGCTTTTGTTCCTCTTGGGTCATATTTCTTTTTACAGGAATCATACAAACATCACCTTCCTAATGCTTTATCAATGATTTTACCAAAGATTTTTGCTGCTTCTCTTGGTTTATCACTGGTTACATATTCAGCAAAACATTCAGCAAAAAATTCTTTTTCGTTTTCTGCTGCATATTTACTAATGTGTTCTGCTATGAACTCTTTTTCTCTTTCATTCAGAATATCACGCCGTTGGGATAGTGTCAAACCTTGGCTTTTTAATTCAATCGCAATTTCTTGTCTATCAAACCCCAAGAATTTCAATGTCATATCCTTTGCAGTTTGGCTTGCACTGTGTAAAACTCCATATGAATTATAATCAGCACCCAATAACTTCTTCTTTGTCATATAGCCATCTAAGGCGTGACCAAGTTCATGTACAATGATGCTGTTGTGATCTGTACCTACTGGATGAAATCCGGCTGCAACATCACTTGCATAATTTTGTACTAATTTATCATAATTAGCAAACATTTTGTGTGTTTGAATTTCCCCTGTAAGTGTTCTACAACTTGCATAGGCATTACCTTTTGCACCGTCATATTTGAAAGATGCAAGTTGTCCTTTTAATTCAGGATATTTATTCAGTACAGTTTTATATGAACCAAATATCATATCAGCGGTATCATACTGCAATCCTGACATTTCTACTTTATCTATCGGTATACCTGTCTTTACTGCAAGGTTCTTTTCTACCTGTCTGACGGCTTTTGCTTCTTTTCCTGATAATGCTGCTTTCAAGTCTTTAACAATCTGTTTCAGACTTTCAGTTTCATCAAATTTTTTATTAAATACCGCTTCATACTCCGCTGCTTGCGGGGTATCCATAACATCCATATATGCGTCAAGTGCGTTGTCTGTTTCTTTTTCAAGTTCAGCCAACCTTTGAACCTGTGTATCATATTCTTTTCTTGATGCAGTATATTCCGCAATGGCACTATCATCAGCATTGACCGCTTTCAGATCTGACTTATCACCGCCGTTGACAAATGCCTTTTCCCATTCCTTATAGGTCATGTTGCCCGGTACAAAGTAGGTCTTGCCTGTTTCTTCATCCCGTGCAGTACGTTCACCAACAGCATCAAATTCATCATCAAAATATGGTACTGTGGTTGAACGGCAATGAACATGAAACGGCGGTGCAGTCACACCAACCTTCCATTCAGACATAGGGAAATGCTTGCCATCCATACCCCGGCATATATCCGAAGTGTGGGAATCCAGTGTTGCCACAATCTCAAATTGTTCAACATCCAGTTCTGTGAAGCAGTCCTTTTGTGCTGCGGAACTGAAAAAGGCTTCTTCTGTCATCACCAACCGCCCGGCGTTGGTCTTGGAAGTGTTCATCTTCCGGGCAATTTCATCAATGGCTTTCTGTGGGTCTTTTCCCAAGATGATGTTCTGTGTCAGGGTGTTGTTCAGTCCATTGACCAACTTCTGACGGTTGCCCCATATCCTTTCACTGAAATTCTTGCCGTCAACCGCCCAAGGCTTATTGATGACCTTGCTGATCTGCTTATCATCCAGTGCGGAAAAGTCCCAACCAACACCCACACCCTTCTGAATCTCATAGGCTGTGTGATAATAGCCGGACTTATAAACATTCCGCATTGTGCTGTCAATGTTGTCAAGTTGGTTTCCAAACATGACTTCAATGCTCTGTTGGGTCTGCAACTTCAAGGCTTCAAGTCTGCTAATATGGAATCTTGCAGATGCATTTTCAAGCTGCTTGACCCAAGTACCATTGATCGCATTTTCCTGACCGTACTGAATGTACTGGTTTACATCCCATTTCAGTTCAGCAAGTTCCTTTTCGTTCAACATCCGTTTTGCTTCTGCAAGGGTTACCCCGTTGTTAGATGCAAAACGCTGATACCATGCAGCAATCTGACCTTCAAGTTGTTTCTGTGCCTGTCGGTACTGTTTTTCAATATCTGCATAACACTGAACCCCCTGTTGGTGTGCTGCCTGTTCAAGCAGTTCAAAACGCTTCTGCCAGTATTCACCGTTATTCATCTACTTCACCGCCCTGACTTCCCTTGTTTGGGTCACCTTTATTGTCAGGGTCATCATTCTGTATATCAAATGGGTCATACTGTGCAAGCATTTCTTTCTGTGCTTCTTCCTTCTGCTTTTTCAGGCGTTCAAGTTCTGCCTGTGGGTCATCTACCCAAGGATGCTGACTGATGATTGTTTCATCAGAAAGAATACCAACCGATTTTTGACAGTTTTCAATGGCTTCTGATTCATTGATAAGAATGTCACGGTTGAATATGATGTCTACTTCTTCACCTTCAAAGTTCCCCTGTCCTGTATTGGCAAAATGGCAATTCACAAACCAAAGGATTTCTTCAAAGGCTGCCTGATATTCTGTTTCTGTATCATTTGCATCAATGTCAATGTCAGAATACATTGACTGAATGTTCATCTGATTAGGGTTTCCGGAAAGTCTGTCATCCTTGGCATCATAACCCATTGCGTTCTCAATCAAGGCTTTCTTGAAGATTTCCACAATAGCCTTGTAGTTATCCGCATTGACTGTGATTTCAAGGGTTTCAACCCCACCCTTAGTGTCACCATCATATCTGACCTTTACTGCACCGTATGTTGCAAGGTTCTTTCTGAACTCACCCAAATTAGTACCGTCATAGTTCTTCAATACCAAAATGGTGTTCCGGGCATCTTCTTGCATATTATTTTCAAAGTCGGACAGCATCACATTGATACCGTCCTGTAAAGACTTGACCCTTTTCAGCAGCGGTGTTTCCTGTTCATTGGCTTTCAATGAAATCAGGGGGACACGCTGCCAGTTGAACCCCGTCACCTTCCCGGTTGCATCCGTCATGGTAACATGGTAACAATCAGCTTCACCGTTATTTGTCAGATCAGGGATAAGTGTACCGTGGTCAAGAATGAACCTGTGAACACCATCAACATCATACACTTCAACCTTTTCAATGACGGTTGGTGTTGTTCCCTCATATCCAATCACCAAGTAAAGTCTGACTGCAAAGTCAAGCATTGTGTGATCGTTGTCTTTCCAAAACGGCAAAATCTCATAGCCGGGGAACAACCTGAAAGTGAAATGACCTTCATTGTCATAATACGGATATAACCAACAGATTCCCCCATTGTATGCTGCCTTACCGCTGTTTTTTATGGTTTTCATAAACCGCTTATTAAACACGGTTTTCAGCAGTTCAACATACTGGTCATTCTCACCACTTACTGCAAAAGGCTGACCGAACAGATAATTTGCTTTCTGATTGACCATTTTTGCATACTGGTTATCAATGACCCTGTTGTTTGGCAAGTTCTCAACAACCTGTAACTTGCCATCCTCACCTATCATTGTACGTTTCCGCTTCAAAATATCATGTTCATTGTCATAGTACAGTGAACCCTTAATCTGCATGATACGGTGGGGTGACGTTTTCCATTTCATAATTTCTTTTTCAAGAAATTCCTTGTCAGTCATCCTTGACCTTGCACCGTCCAGTATAAAGTTGGAAACCTTCAATGTCAGTGTGTTTATTAAGGAACTGAACACGGTTCAATTCACCCCTTTCATTGCATAATAAAATCAAAACCCCTGAAAACATTATGTTTCCAAGGGTATGTGTTACTAATTTGTTTCTAATATCTCAAAAAGTAGTTATACAGGTGTCATAGGCGGTCACCGATTGCAACCGCCCCGGAGTAAGCACTTGACAGCCTTTTCCTACCGTCCAAAAAGAAACGGCTGCTGACACCGTGTATTCTACCCGGTAATTGCTTAATCAAAACTAAAGGCATCACCTTTTGACATCTGTTCAATCGCATAACGCATTGCATCCATCAGGTGGTTGAAATCATCAATAGGGCGGTTCAGTTTCTTGCCCGTCTTGGCATCCTTATCCCACTGATAGTTGCTGATCTCTGTGATGAAATTCACGCAACGGGGATGAATGATAATGTGATAGTCCTGTATGAAGTCAATGCCGTTGTTGATGCTGTCCTTGCCCTTCCTTGCTTTCCTGATTCCTTTCAGACCCAGTTCACGCAAGCGGTCAATACTCTTTGGTTCGGCTGAATCGGCTGTGATCTTCTCTTTCACATATCCCATCCGCTGAACCTGTTCGGCAATGGCTTCATTACTCATACCCGGCTGATACATTTCATCAAAGACCCAAATAGTCTTACTTGACTGATCTATCAGACCACAAAACAGTGCTGACGGGTCATTTGTATAACCAAAGTCAAGACCGAATACAGACTTGACCCCGGCAATCTTCTTGACTTCATCAACACTGAACGCCTTTTCTTCCCAATTTTCATAGACAAGACCGTCTACAATACCCCAATCACCAAGACCCGCTACTTTGTAACGCCTTGGGTTCTGTTTCTTCATGGTTTCAAAGACTTTCAAGTCTGCCTTATCCAACCATTCATTGCACTTGTAGTTGGTGGTCATTGCAAGGACTTCATCATCAGGGGTATCAAAAAACCGCTTCTTTATCCAGTGGTGTTCATTCCACGGGTTCAGTGTAAGTGTTATTTGCTTGAACAGTCCTGAACCGTCAGGAACAGCACCACGGATTGATTCATCAAGCATATTGAAATCATCTTCACTGCTGATCTCATAGGCTTCTTCAATCCACATCCAACACAAACAACCAATGTCAACGGTTATTGATGTTACTTTCAGGGGGTCATCCAGTCCCCTGAAATAAATCTTTTGACCTGTCGGTTTATAGGTCATTTCAAGTGGTGATTCTTTGATTTCCCAAAAGGCATCAACGCCAAAGCGGTGAATCGCCCACTTCAATTCTGTGAAACAGGAATCTTTCAGGGTTCTGAAAGTCTTTCTGACCACAAGGGTATTTGCCTGTGGGTACTTCATCATATTGGTGATGTACCAAAGTGCAGTTGTTTTTGATTTCTTGGATGCACGGCTGCCCTTACATACCCTATATCTACCTTTCCAACGCCAAAAAGTACCGTAACCCTTACCAACCAGTTCAGGCAACTGTACTTTCTTCTTGCCGGACTTAGTAACCTTGTAATCTTCCGGGTACAGAATAAACTTCTGATACCCAAAAACATACTGTGAAGAAATGCGGTTCTTTACCATAGGCAATCACCGCCTAATCTTCAAGGGCATCTTCACCTGTGATAACAATAGGTTGCGTGATGTTCACATCCAGTTTGTCATTCCACATACCCAAGTGTTTACCAAGTAATTCAAGTGCTTTCAGTTTTGGTGAAATCTTCACTTCCCTTTCAACACTTGACCCGGTTTCTGATTCAGACTGTTTATATTTCACGGATTCAATACAGGCAAGGTCATCATCAGTTGCATTGTCTTTGATTCTTCCGTGACTATCAACAAGGTCTGTCATCTTCACAAAAGCAATGCGGGCAAGTTCTAAAACAACTCTGTCCTGATTGATTCCTGTTCTTTTGCTGCGTTCTGCCATTGCAACACTAATTGCCTGTTGAACCTTGACATTTGCCAACATCCTTGAACCTTGCTGATCTGCTGTTTTTGCCGAATAACCCGCACGAATGGCTGCTTGTGTTGCGTTCAGGTCAATCAGGTATTCTTCAACAAAACGCTGCTGTTTTTCAGTTAATTTTGCCGTTTTTGCCATCAAACAACACCTCTTTCATGTATTTTTGCAATAAAAAATCCCTGAAACATTACATTTCAGGGTGCAAATATCGGCATAAACAAAAAAGAATTGTGAAAAAACAACCGCTTCTTCACAATTCCCATCTTGTCAAGATACATCCTATCATTAGTTTCAAGAATACACAATATACATGAAACAACAAAATCTATCGTAAAACGCTCTTTTTGTTGTTTCAAGTGACAGTAAGTATACATTAAGTTAAGTAATGCAGATTATCATAGGTTTCTTCAAATCTTGTAAGTGCCTTTTTGTGAAGATTCCTGACATACTGATATGACATACCCATTTCACCTGATGCAACTTTCAAACTCTTAAACTGCACATATACCTTGAACAACACTTGTGAATACCTTGCATTGTGCAGACCTCTAATCTGCCTGATGATCTGTTCCTTGGCATCTGAAAATTTGTCAATTTCCCTGTTTATCTGTTCATTGAAATCAACATAGTTTGTGACTGCCTTGCATAAACTGTCACCTGACGGACTTGTCTGCACTCTTTCAGCAGAATAATCAATACCGCCCGTACTGCAAGCATTGGTTTTCATATCATCAAGGCGTTCTAAGTCCTGATTGATATTAGTATCAAGTTCCTGTAACTGTCCTAAATATTCCCTTGCGGATAATGTTTTCATTCTTTCACCTGTCCTTTCCCGGTTACGGTTACGCTTGCGGTTACGGATAAAATCACACTAAAAACACCCTGAAAGCCTTGAATTTCCTACTGGTTACGGTTAGTTACGGTTACGGTTCACGCCTTATACTCTATATTTTTACTTTTTATGATGTATAGAATATACAAATAAATAAAAATAATAAGAAAATTGCTTTTAACCGTAACCAACCGTAACCGCCAGTATTTACAAGGGTTTCAACCGTAACCGTGAACCGTAACCAACCGTAACTAAGTGAAACTACTACATAAAATTATACGGTGTATCATTCACCCTTGTATAAATCACATCAGCAACAACCATCTGACCGAACTGCTGACCCGATGCAAACTTAGGAACAGCAATCACGGCAACCCCGGCAGTATGCACCCCATACAACAACTGTGATATGTATTGGTGTGCAAGTTCATAAAGTTCTGCACCAATCACCTGACCTTCAAATTCTTTTTCCACCAACGGGAAAATATCATCATTCATTGATACACTGTCCTTCTGTTCCAATAACTCTAAAATCTTATTTTCCATAATCATTCACCTTGTCCTTCCATTATTGCCAGTTGCCTGTTAATTCATATTGTCTATATTTTTCTGCTATTTCTTCTCGTGAAATTCCTATATTTGAACAAATATCTTGTATTGACTCATGGATTTTATTCAACCTATCTAAGTTTTCATTGACTTCTTCAATGTCTGTATTATCATACTTTTCTAAATCAGATAATTTGATTTGATGCTTTTTCAACAATTCAATAATTATATATGCACAAATTTCAGCAGCGACCGACCTTATTAGATCAATTAACATACTATTTTCCATCACTTTGAACACCTTCCTTTCATCTGTAAACCCTTCCTGTCTTGCTGTCCTTCAACTGAACACGTTCGGTCAGTTCAAATCCGGCTACCCTGATGACGTACTTCAATACCTTTATCAGATCATAAGCACGTTTGTCAGCTTCACTTTCTTCCCGGCTCACCTGACCTACTGCAATAGATGCAGTTGGGTCAGAATATCCTTCAATGTTTCTTCCACCTTTCACTTGCCTGTAACCTTCCTTTCTACACCCAAATTTCATTATTACTGTCGAATATCTGACAAAACAGAAATTCCAACATATTCACTACAATGGAATTACCCGCCATTTTATAAAGCTGTGTGTTTGAAATCCCATTCTGCATCAACAGGTCAACATCAGAATCATCAAACCCCATTAGTCTAAAACATTCTTTTGGTGTCAACTTTCTTATTGCCAGTCCATCTTGTACCCCTGTTGCACCAAATGTTGTTGATCTTTCAAAATTTGCCTGACTGGTTTTGTAATATTGGTTTTTTATAGTTCTACAAGTACCGTCCGGCATAGGTTTGACTGGTTCAACCATATCATTCACCCCTTTCACTGTTGGTTTCAACACTACCCCCTGTTGTGGGGAAGTTGTGATTGTTTGTGCAATTTGCTTTCCAACCCTTCCACGCCTTGTTGTGCTGTTTGGATATTCTAAATTGATTGAATCACCAAGTTCAGCTACCTCATATCCTTTCTTTGTATTGGCTCTAACTAATATCATTGGTTCACGATTCCCCCCCCCTGTTGTATTAAGACAAGGGGCAAGTCCTTCCGGGGAATAAACACGCCCTTGATTGGGGTTCTTGCGTGTTTTAGTTGGAAATACATTTCCCAAGAATATAATATTTTTATCTTCATTCACCCTTAATCTTTCCTTTCAACAATTTGAATAGGTTGCTTATAATGACTTGATAACAGTGTAGTGCTGATTCCGTCCGGGTCATATACACCATCTTTCTGATGTGTACCAGTAACACCTATTTTGATTACTTCTGAACTGCTATCATGTCCCAAGTGTGACGGTCTACTGAACCCCGTCCACCCCCCTAACTGTATTTGAAATTTGCTTTTCTGTCAGTTGTGGAATCAGATTTTTGACCCGTTCAGGGTCAACATAATACTTTTCTTCAACAGAATCTTCAAGTAAGTCTTTCAAACATTTTTTCAAAGGTACGTGATCAGGAAATTCAAAAACGTCTGTATCAATATCTTTTCTGATGCTAATTATGAATACTCTTTCTCTGTTTTGCGGTACTTCATAATCTTTTGCATTCAGCACTTTCCAGTAATTGTTGTAACCAACATTCTCCAAACTGCTCAAAACCGTATCAAATTGTTCAGAAAATTTCTGTGAGGTAAGATTTTTTACATTTTCCGCTATTGCAATCTGTGGTTGTGTATGTTCAATGATTCTAAGTGCATCAAAGAACAACCCTGATCTTGTTTTTGTACCATCATCATTCAGTAACCCTTTTTGTTGTCCAGCAAGTGATATATCCTGACAAGGGAAACCGTATGTAATTAAATCAATGTCATCCGGTAACTGTGTTTCATCTAACTGTGTTATATCTCCAAAGTTCATTGATTCAGGAACTTTGTGCAACAATGAGTATGCCTTGCTTGCATATTTATCTATTTCACAATATCCAACCAGTTCAAATGGAATGTTCAAGCGTTCAAGTGCCTTTTCAAATGCACCTATTCCACTGAATAAACTCAAATATTTTATCATTTCAATCGCCGTCCTTTCTACTTCTGAAAATACGCCTTGTCTGACCGTTCAGTTTTACAACTGAAATTTCCAAGTCAAGGCGTTTGTTGATCTGCTTGCTGAATACAATGTTTGACATTGGCTGCATACTGTTGTCTGCACAAAATACCTGATACCGCTTGTATACCTCATTGGTTGGTTCATTTTTGATCATGTCAACCCCGGTGTCATTGATAAATGCAAGGATAGGGTTGTTTTCCTGTTCATATTCATCCAACTGATTCTGAACCTTATCTGACTTACTGAATCCATTATTTATGACTACCCTTTTTAGTCCTTCCACACCAAGTCTGATAAGATATTCAATGCTATCCTGTTGTGTCAGCTCATACTTGATGAATGGTCTATAATCAGGGTCATCCTTGCTGAACGTGGCATTGAACGGGATGATGATCAAACGCCTAAGTACCGCCCCGGTCTTGTCCTTCATACGGGGAATATCATTGGCACTGAATAACAGTTTGATGAACGGGTTGAACTCAAATGGGTCTTGTCCTTTTCGCTCTGCCTTGATGCGGTTACCTGTTACTATTTTTTTGAACACACTGACCTGTGAACCTTGAAGGAAATCATCACCAATATCATCACCAATGTTTGCCAGTTTGCCGAACATCATTGAAGTATTGAACCTGTCCCCCAGTTCTTTCAGGTCAAGTGCTGAAATGTTCCGATCACCAAGGATTGCTTTGACACAATCCAAAAATGTACTTTTACCATTGGACTTGTCACCTGTCAGAATGAACGCCTTGCCTAACTCATTTCTTCTGTAAAAGCAGTAACCAATACATTCTTCCAACAATGCCCTGATCGCTGCATCACCACACGCTAATTTGTTCAGTGTGCTATCTGCCAGTTCATTGTAAGCATCCGAGTTATAATTCCACGGGATTTTATTTGTAATAACAATGTCCGTGCTGAATGGTTTCAGTTCCCCGGTAACAATGTCATAGATGCCATTATTGAAAGCAATCAGGTTTGCATCTGACTGTTCCTTTTCATCAACTATCAATTCCATATAATCAAGCACTTCCCGGCGTTGCATTTTTTTTAGGTTGGGAATGTGCTGAATCATGTTTGATTCAATTTCCCGGTAACCGTTTGAATATACACCGTCTTTGTATATGTGTAACTGTCCGTTGATTTTGATAACGTGTGCCGTGTTCTTCATAAACACTGCAAACTTGTCAAACAGGAATGTGCTGCCAAGGAAAAAAACAGGTTTCTGAAAAGCATCATCACGCAAGATCACTTCCAGTTCATCATCTGACAGCGGTTGTTTCAGAACAAACTTGTTCAGGATGCGGATGCACTCACGGGTTTCTTCAACCGTGAAATCATTTGCAGTCAGGGTCAAGATATAATTGAAAAGTGCTTGATTCCTTCCGTCCCCGGCATCCATATCAACAAAGTCTGCGGTTGCCTTGACCGGGAACAACCACTTGGGTACTTCCTGATACTTTCCACCTTCTTCAATGTCCCATTCACAAAATCTTTCTTCACCGTCAATCTTGATAACCTCATAGGATAACTTACTGCCGACTTTTATATCAGCAGTAAGACCAACCGCCAACTGAACGTGTGTCCTGTTCCTTGTTATGCTGTGATTCTTAAACAGGAAGTGTTTACCTCTACTGGTACAGATCACCTTGCAGTCAAGTTGATATTCTTCAACTATGTTCATCAGGATTTCAGACTGTTCAGAATCGTCAATGTCAATAAGGATGGTATCATCAGCCAAGACCCCGCCAAAACCATTCAGGTTTTTAACTTCATCATAGGTTTTCCACTTGCTTCTGTTCTTCAATTTTTCAATACTTGCCTTGCCTTTGGTTTCAACATAACCTTTATATAGTGGCATTTTTTATCACCATCCTTTAAGTGATTTCTTGCATCACTTTTTTATAAAATTCCTTGTTTCTGACATTACAGTCAAAAGCCTTTTGCCTTTGCCATAACAGGGTTTTCAAATTCCTAAGTTCTTCATTCTGTTCTTTCAAGGTTGCCCTTGGTTCTTTCAGGCATTCCCTGTACTTTTTTACATCAGCATTGCGATCCTTCCAAACCTTTGTGTTCTTCCTGTGTGAATCCCGGAGAAGCTGCGAGTTTTTAACACCCGTCTGAATCTGTGAAATACGGTGCTTTGTCTGTCTGATCTGCTGTTCTGCATACTTGACTTTTTGTGTGTACCCTTCAATATAGATACTGTGTTCCTTCTGAACCTGTTCAAACTGTTCAGTCTGTTCCTGAATAAATTCTTTCATCTGCTGTTCACATTCAGGTGTGAAACTGCTTCTGATAACTTTCAGCAGTTTCCTGACCTTGGCAATTCTGCGTTCTGAAAAAAATTCTTCAAGATGAACTGTCATTGAACCATTTTCATATCTGATTTCTAAATCCACGAAAACCTTCCTTCCCGGTGTTACGCTACAACCCCAAATTGTTTCAAGCGTTTCTTCGCTAAATCTATGTACCACTGCCTATCAAGTTCAGGCGGTGTCTTTACCCCAACAACTGAATCATTAAATATGAAACAGTGGTCAGGGGTATTTCCAAACTTTTCACCCTTGGCTTTCATCTGTTTACGTTTCAGCAGTCTGCCATGCTGCTGATTGTTGGATGCAAATACACGGTATGACTTATAAGTGTATCTGTCCTTGTCCGGGTATTCATATACTGTCTTGATGACCCTTTTGCCTATATGACTGATAACCGGGTTGCAATGCTCATGTTCCACCCAATCATACTTGTCTGATAACTTGACAATCTTCTGAAACATAATCAGGTCATCACACTGATTGATGGTCTGTTCAACCGGGGTTTTCTTGACCATGTAGTCAACCAGTGCTTTATTCAGGATTGGCAGATCATTGTCAACCGCTGAAAGTTCCTTCACATAAGCACCGATTCTTTCAACACCACCGTCAATACCAACCCAAAGGTAATTGTTCACATCCTTCTGATAGATTTCACTGATGTTATCCAGTTCAAGAAGAATTGAACACTGATCTGTGGAACAACGCTGTTCCCACTCCCAACAAATATCATCTACCATTTCAAAGGCTTCATCTGTGTCAGGAATCCAAATAATAAGACCATCCGTGTTGGACTGAATCAGTTCAAATCCCGGTACAACTTCAAGGTGTTCAATCAGGTCAAGCAACATCAACTGACCATTGATGCACATACAGTTATTGTTTCTTGGGTCATACGCTGCATTGGTTTCATCCTTCATTGCACCTGACAAGGCGTTCAGCATCTTCTTATATGGCAACTGTGCTTTCTTCCACCGCTTGACTTTTTTCTTGTTTCCGGCGTTTTTTGCAGCAATCTGTTTTTCCTTCATGGCTTTTCGTGTGTTATACACCAACGGGTAATTGTCATTAGTTGCTGCCCTTGTAACCAGTCCCCAAGCAATCAGCATTGAAGGATAGTAGTTGTTTACATCAACGTGTAGCAGTTGCCCGGTCTTGTGAATTGGTGTGGCTGTTGCCCCATGAACGCCACCAAAACCGAATGAATGAGGAATACCCGCAACCACGGTTTCAAGTCCCTGTTCTTTGTACCATGTACGTTTTGAGTATTTATCCATGTGTGCCAAGTCCATTGACAAGGCTTCCTGTCTTTTCTGTTCAAACCAGTCCTGAACATATTTATATTTTTTCAGTTGCAAGCATGGTAAAAAGTAAAAATCAAATTCATCTTCAAATGATCTGCGGGAACAACCAAGCACTTTTGCAGTGATTCTTGCTTCACTGTCCCCTATATCGGACAGTTTTACAATGTCAGGGAAAGCCTGAATGATACCGTGCATTGCATTAAATTCATCTATTTTTTCAAGGAATACCTTGATGGTTTCTTCCACATCATGCCGACAGTAGAAAACCGTCATTTCAATTTCTTCCTTGGTCAATTTCCTGTTTATTCTAAAATCAACATCCGTTTCCTTGATATTACTGCCAAGAAAACCTTCCAGTGTTTTCAAACCAACCGGGGGGTTCGGCATAACATCATAGTTAATCATTGGAACTTTGTTGAACACTGATGAAAATTGCCACCCTTCCTTTTTTTCAACAATTATCCAGTCATTGATTCTTTTGGGATTCATTCCCAACAGAATACCTTTCATAATGTACTGGTCATAGTGGCGGTTGTTATAACCTACCCATATATCCTTGCTATTAGCTTCATATAAGGCTTTTAATTCATCAGGGTTATTAATTATCACATATTCTTTTTTCTTGGTCACATCAATGAAAACAGCAAGCCAATCTTCCTTGAAAACCTCAAAATCATAAAATATCATTCACATTCACCCTTTCAAAAAAAGCGGTGGAAGATGTGACCCTTGCCACCGCCTGAAATCATTCTAAGTTAAGATAACTTAACTTTTCAAGTAAAAAATTTTAGCAGGCATAAACTTCCTTAATTGTGATAGGGTTGAAAGCATCTGCCTTATAATCAACCTCAACTTCAATCGCACCCTGAATGGACTGGAACACATCAAGAATCTGATCTGCAAAATCCGCATAGTTTACGAACTCAACAGGTGTGTCATCTTCTGCAATCAGCTTATTCACCCAAGTGCATACAGACTTGATTGCCCTTCCATCATTCCAATTTTCGCTGACCTTGTTACCACTGATGACCCTGTTGAAGAAAATCATGCGGTTTGCCTGTTCACCTTCCTTGATTTTGCACTGAACTGCAAACATCAACTTATCCCGTGCCTTAGTCAACTTAATTTCCATCTTCTCAATACCAATGATATATGTACCATTCGGCACATCAGCAAAATCATCGTCAGGTGTGTTCTGCACCTCATTCTGTAATTTCTGTAAATCAACCTTTTCATCAAATGCACTGAAATCAATAGTCATAATTTTTCACCTTTTAACCTTTCTTATTTGCTTAATACTAACTTTAACAACTCAAACGCCTGAACCTCATTGAACCCGACTTTTACATAGGAATCATAGATTTCCTTTGCAGCCTTTGCACCATCTTCCGGCGGTACATCCTGTTTAGGTGCTGCCGGGTTCGGCTTCTTCATTGAACGGCTACCCGCTGTGTTCATTCCTTCTGTGATTGCTGATGCAAGGATTGCACCAAACAGTTCATCAGGTAAACCAAAAGGATTGTTCATGTTCTTTTACCTCACTTTCTTAGCGTGTTTTTCTTACTCTGCGGGTTCTTCTTGGCGGTGTTTCAAGTTCCGGCTGCGGTACAGAATCCGCTGCTGCACACGCTTCTTCAAACGGGATTTCTTTACGCCCGTCTGCAATGGCATCAACTGCCTTGTCACGCTCTGCCATATAATCAGCCATTTTCTGATTATTTTCTGCCACCACTTCATCATGTGTCTTGCGGGCGGTTCTTCCCTTCTTAGGTTCTGAATCCTCTGTTGTAGGCGGTGTTGTGGTTGTGGTCTTGGCTGCCTTACTACCTCTTGCCCGTCTACCGTTTGCATCAGACTTTTCAATATCGGATGCAGCCTGTGCATCTGCCTGACCCATTTCAGCATCAGACTTGTATTCACCGACTTCATAGAAGTTGCGGATTTTATCAGCAACATAATTCAGATCATTGTCAATGGCATACGCCGGGAACATTCCCATAGGTGACTTCACGGTGTCCTTACCGTTGTTCTGTGTGCAGAAGTAATAATTTCCTTCACTGACCATTGTTCTAAGAACGATTGTGAAAAGTCCTTCAATGGTGATCTTCTCACGAAGTAACTTTCCAATCAGTTTGATTGTAGTAACACCATTGTCAAGGGTTTCTGTGTGGGTCATATAAGCAACCACCACATCATCAGGAAGTTCCTTGCAGACTTCAATGATTTCAAAATAATTTGCACCGAAGTCATTCCACTTGTCCCAACCGTTTTCTTTGATACGGTTCATATATGGAACTGAAAGAATATACTGGAAGTCATCAACAACCAATAACTTCTTCCCGGCTGCTGCCTGTTCCTTCATAAACTTGCAAATCTTGCGTGATTCAACCTCACTGTTCAGCATTGTGAACTTACCCTTGAACGGTAACGGTTTACCAACCGGGTTCACAACTGCTGTTGTTGCCGGGTCACAATTTCTCATACTGGTACTTTTTCCTGTACCCGATTCACCCATAATCAAAAGCATCTGTGCCATATTATTTCACCTGTTCCTTTCTTTTTGTTTCTTCACGGTGAATATCCACACGGATAACATCACCACAACGATATACTGAAATCTTACCGTCCATCAGTTTCAATTCCATCTTTGGAACTTCCTGATTATCAACCAAAGTCTTATATGCCCGGTTTATCCATTCTAAATAATCACGTTCCATTATTCATCACCACCTTCATCAGTGCCACCTTCTGTGATACGGCTTGACCATAAATCAGCATAGTGCAGAATCAAGTACAGTGCTGTTTCATGCCCTTTGACACCATAGTTTGCTGATTCATACAGACCATCATGGTATCTGATAGCAAATTCTTCTTCTTCCGTCAGGTCAATGAAAAGGGTTGCTAACTTGATGCTACGGGTTGCGTGGTCAAGTGGAAGAAGTGCCGGGTTACGCTTGAACGGTTTAGCTTCTGATGCCTTACCTGATTTCAAGATGTTAGGTACATACATCTGCTTGCCATAGTCCCCACACTTTCCAAGATCATGTAATGCTGCTGCAATGATCACTGAACCCCTGATTTCTGCATACTTGTTTTTACCAAGCAGTGCATAACCAATGTTTTCTGCTGCCATCATTACATTGCGGGTATGGTGAACAAGACCAAATTCACAACATAAGTGATTGCCACCGCTACAAGGTGCATTGAAGAAACCAATTTCTTCCATGTACTGAATAAGACCTTCCATTCCTTCACGTTTGGTTGCAAGTAAGCGGTCAACCACAAACTTCTTGTTGTCAAGTTCCTTTGCGTTCTGCTCTGCAATCTGTGTTACTTCTTCCTGTGTTGTTGCTTCTGCAACTGCTGCATCTTTCTTTTTTGCTGCCATTGTTTTCTACTCCTTTACTTTGAAATTTATTTCCAACCATTTTCTAACCCTGATTGTGTTACCAACCGGGTGAACTGGTTTGGTTGCGACTTGATCAGAAGAA